TTGTCTTAAAGTCATTTTTCTTCTCCACATGTTAAGCGGCCAATCGACTTGGGACCCAACGAACAAAACCACCATAAAAATCTAGTGTTTGACTCGCTCCAACTGAAGTCGCATGGAAACTAAAATGTTGTGGTGCAGAATTTGTCATACTTGCTTGTGCTACAAAACCATTTTGAATTCCTGTGCCACCTAAATAAGAAGTTCTTAAATCAATACAACTTGCATCGGTGTCAAATAGTAAAAACGGTGTTGCCACTATGTCTTGTGGGTTGTTTGTTCCATTAACATTAATGTTGTAAATTGAATTATTGTTTGAGTGAACTGCCAAATCACTTCCAAGTCGAATGTCAATCGCGGTTCCACTACCAGCAGTACCCTTTCTAAATATTCCGTAAATTTCTAACAAATCATTAGACTTGAACCAGTTTGCAGGAATAGTTGGATAATTTGTCAAGTTGAATTCACCAGCAGCTGAAAGTGAAAGTCCAGGAGCCCCAGGTCGACCATAAGCTTGTTGCCAAATTGTCACACTTCCATCAAGTGGCAACCATCTTCCACCACGATAAACCATATTGAAAATTCTTGGAAACTTAGGATCATTAAAAGTAATAATTGTTTCTTCTGCTGCACTAGCTGGGAGTGTTGCTGAGTTGTAACTTGTGTAAGTTGGAGTTCCCCCGCCACCACTTGCAGGTGGCACAAATGTTTGCAATATTGTCATGTAACTCTCCTTATTCTTATTATTAGAAATCCAATCTTGCTTGACGAATCATTCTTAAAGTACCAGCAGCAGTATCACCGCGAACAGCAAGATTTGCACCAAGTGGAATTTCAACTGACATTGGATTTTTCGCAAGCATTAACACACCAGTTGAATTTGAAGCAAGTGGAGTTGTTACACCAGCAGGACGAACTAAAAAGAAGCAATCTTGATCTGACCAAATGTAGTAAACAGCATTTTCAGGGATTTCATTACCAACAAATGTTTTACTTGTTTCACTAGCTGTAACAAATGCAAGTGAACTGAGTTGAGATTGCCCTAAAACACTTAACCATTCGCTAACATATTCGATTTTCATTTACCTTCTCCCAAAGTTGATTGAATCGATTGATTATTTGCTGAACTGTTTTGCACTTGAGCTTGAGTTGCCAAGTATGTTGTGATTGCAGTTTGCGCTTTATGTGACATTCCTTGTGCTTTCCCCAAACTGACTAACATTCTAACACCTTCTGGACTATTCAACAATTTATCCATCTGGCCAAGTGAGTCACTTTTCAATTTATCTGCGTACCAAAGTATCGGAGTTCTAAATGGTGTAATAATTGAAAATTGTCCAATTCGTTTGAAAGATGACTCACTTGCTGTGTTGAGAATTTCATGTTCATTGGTTCCAGTTAATGTTCCTGGACGATTTGAAGCTCGACTAACTGTAGTCATGAATTTTTGAAAACCTTCAACATAAGCTTTCTTGTCATTATGTGGTAAACTCAAGTTGTCAGCTTGTGCAATCAGCATGTCACGAGTCCCCCTTGAAAAATTGTCAGGTTGTGATTCTGAGCCGAATGCTTTTTTCAAGTTGAATGCAGTGTTTTCATTAATTCGATTGTCAGTTGAACGAAATGCTTCATCTAGTTTGTTTGCGAAGTGAGATTTCGTTGCATCCATGAATTCCTGTTGACGTCCAGCTAATCTCAGCTCATCAGAAAGTTTAATAATTCTTGAAGTTTCACCTTTTTGTGTTCCTGAGCTGAATAAGTGATTCATTGTTGCAACATTTGCTTGTTGGTCTGGTAATGCTCCTTTTTTACCTGTTATTTGGCCAACAATTGACTTTTTCAATGGATCAACTAGCACACCTTTGAATTTTCCTAACTCTTTGTCAGCTAAATTGTATGGTTGTAATGCTGGAATGCCATCTTTTAAAGAATTTGCATAACCATTAACAAACTTTGCAGCATCTTTACCGACATTCACACTTGCTAAGTTTTGTGGAGTTAGTTGACCTTTGAATGATCTGATTGTTTGGTAAAATTGCTCAGGACTTCTAATCAAATTACCATCATTAAACAAATTATCATGCAATTGTCCAAGCAATTTGGATTCGTTACTACTTGCAGTGTAATTTTTCTGTTTGTCTTTGATCGATTTCAACACATTCATCATTTGACCTGGATCAATTTCTTGTGGAAAATTCAATTTCTCTTTTTCAAGTGTTTGTCGCCAAAGTGTGCTTCCTTCATCTTTCAATTGTTTGAATCTTGCAGTACCAGCACTTTGAAGATTGTTTGCATTAGTGTATGAATCTTGAACTTTTCCAGGCATTTTGTCGACAAGTCGTTGTCCTTCTGCTTGAATTCTTCCAGGTTGATCACGCAAATTTCTAATTGGTTGGAGAGATTTAGAACCGACAAAAGACAATTACGATTTCAGTGCAATTACAAGTATTCTTGCTGATGTTAATGCTGCTCCAGGTGGTGGTAATTTGTGTATGTTGCTAGGGATTAAAACTTTTGGTGGAAATGACATTGGTGATACTCCTGCTGTACCAAACTACATGCGAACTGCTGAATACAATGATCCTGATTTTGATGGAAATTCGCACTATTATGGTTGCTATCCTTACGGTTCAGCAATCGGTGGCCCAGGTGGGTTTGTTGTAAGTTTTCATTTGGAGGCAGTTCGAATTAGATTTCAAAAGTTGATGAATGCACTCGCACAAGCATTAGATAATTCTAAACTTGAAATGATCTGCATGAACGAAAACTCAATAAACAAACCAGTTGGCGCAATTGTTAATGGTCAAGGTGATTGGATTCGAGTTTACACTTGGTTTGAAGGAATGACTAATGTGTACGCTTACATGCAATCAAGATTCTTGAAAACTAACATAATGCAACTTGTCAATGCTGATCGTAAGTACATGTCAACATTAGTTGGATCAAATTTAACTGGCTATGTTCCTGACATTGTTGCACTTGATGTTGGTTTGGGTATGCCTGATGGTTGTTTGAACGATGATGGATTTCAAATTGTTGGAACTCACCCAGGTAACATTTACTTGTTAAACTATGCACAGACTCAACATTCACCAAGAATTGTAAACATGTCAGGTCCGGCTCAGCTTGGAAGTGTTGCAAATCCTAAACAAGCAAATTTCCCAGGCCCAGGGATTCCAAGACAACAAGCACAAGATTGGGCAAGAACAACTTGCAAAGCAAATTATATTTGGTGGATGCATATGCCAGGTACTTACAACACTACTTTCAACTCACAAAATGGTGTGACAACTGCTCAACCTGCAAGTGATTCGATTAGTGGAGCGTACTTAGGAAAATACATAAACAAAGTGACTGATGATTGGATTAATCACGCTAGTTCAGACATTTCGGTTGCTTCATTGTAAAGGAAAATAAAATGCCATTAAACGGAAGTGGAGTTTTCACACCAAAAGCACCAGAATTCCCAGCGATTCCAAACACAGTAATTCTTGCTAGTGATTTTAATGCGATTTGGCAAGATGCGTCGAATGCACTTTCGTTGGCATTTTATCGTGATGGACAAGCACCTGCACTAGCTGACATTAACTTTGCAAATCACAAAATTCTTAACTTAGCGGATGGTGCTTCGGGCCAAGATGCTGTCAATTTTACACAAGTTTTCAGGAATCCTAACTTTGTCGGCACAACAGTCGCAGGTGTTAAGATTACTGGAACAACATTTGATGCCAACACAAACTTCATTCATCTGCAAGCTACAACTAATGTTGATGTGATTTGTGACGGTTTTAATGTTGAATCAAATAATTTTCACTTTACTGGCGGTGCATTGTTGACAATTGACTCTGCTAATACTGTGATTGAAGGTAATTATTATGAGATCACAACAGTAACTTCAGTATTGCAAAGTTCTACAATTAGTATGACTGGTTCTACATCTTTTGAGTTTAATGCTCCATCGATTACAATTACTGGCACAAACATTGACATGACTGGCTCAACTCTTGCAACATTGAGAGATGGAAGTACAGCAGTCACACAACCTGGAGTCGACAACTCAAACAAAATTGCAACAACTGCATTTGTCGCTGCTGCTGCTTTAGGTGCAACTTTTCCGGTTGGTGTAGGAAATGACAAAAAGTTCATTGGCCAACTTGGTGGAGTAGCAGGTTGGGTAGATTCAGTTTACGATGATCAATTTTTTATCTCAGATAGTACAGACACTACGAAGAAGATTAGATTTGAGTTGAATGGAATCACGACTGGTACGACTAGAGTTGTAACTTTTCCAAACACTAATTTAACTGTTGTTGGCACTACTAATGCTCAAACGATTACTAATAAAACACTCACAATTGATGATGACAAACTAACAATTCTCGATGAAGCAAGGCCCACCACTAATGTTAAATTTAATTTAGATCAACTTCCACTTGGAGTCAGCAGACAAATTATTGTTGATGACACTGGTGGGGATATTGTTTTAGGTGCTGGTGAGTGGAAATTAATTAATTCAGCAACATTAGGTGTTAATGCAACTAATTATGAATTCCTTCCTGCAATTTTTGATGGTACTTATAGTATGTACAAGTTAGAAATTGAAGATAGTGCTGTTACAAGTAGTTCTGCCTCATTAGCAATACAAGCTAGAGACACGGCAAACAATTTATTGACTTCTTCAATTTACCGTAGTGGGAATGACGCATATAACTCAAGAACTGGATTACTTTTAGGCACAATGGAAGATGTTTTGTCAGCTTCTTCTGTTACTTTCACCTCTTTAATTTTTAAACAACTAAACTCAACATCAAAGTGGAAAATATGTTATGCACAGGTGTTAGATGGTTCAGCAGCTACTTCGTATGTAAGAGCATTCACAGGACAAATTCGCACAGTTAACGCAATTAAAAGTTTTTTGTTTTATGGTTTCACTGGTGGCACACTTGCTGCTGGAATCAAATTCAGATGGTATGGGAAAGCAGGCTAATTAAGTGAGAATATTATGAATTTTAACTTTATCGAGTTACTAATTAAGAAATTTATTGCATATGAAGATGATGTTTGTCCATTTGGTAACAAAGAAGCCTTTTCAATGATGGAAGTTGTAAAAGCAACAGAACGTCGAACCAAACGATTAGAAAAGTACATTTTTGTTGTTATTGCTGGTTTAGCTTTCTACTTACCAATTATCAATCACAACACTGACATCATTAACAACTATGTCAAACCGGAAATGCAGCATGAAAGTGTTGTGTCGCAGAAAGAATTTGTAGAATGTACGAGAAGAAGAGAAGAACTTGAACATTTTAGAGAGTTGCATCCAGATTATCCAGAAGGTGAACCGTGTGAAATGATTGCAAGATTAAAATAGGGGAATGAAATGTGGAATTTACTGTTTCCAGCGATAACACCAATAATTGACAAGTTAGTTGACTTGATTCCTAATTCGAATGAGCGTGCACGAGCAAAAGAACAGTTTGAGGCAGAATTAGCAAGAGCGGTTAATGATGCAGCAAAAAATCAAGTTGAGGTGAATAAAGTTGAAGCTGCGCACGATTCCATTTTTGTTGCAGGTGCACGGCCATTTATACTGTGGGTGTGTGGGTTTGGCATCGCTTGGACTTACATCATTCACCCAATTATGATTTGGGTATACACTTACTACGGATTACCTATTGCTGATTTACCTAAAATTGACAGTGATGGACTATATCAATTAGTATTAGCAATGTTAGGACTCGGAACTATGCGGACATTTGAAAAAGTTAAAGGTGTGGCAAGAAATAACATGAAGGAGTAGTGAAATGAGATTAAGTGAGCAAGGAATCATACTATTGAAAGAGTTAGAAGGTGTAAGATTGTTTCCTTATGATGATCGAACTAGCAAGACAATTACTTCATGGAACAAATGGGCAACTGTTGGAGTAGGAAACCTTTTAACTCAAAATGAATGGAATCAACTCAAATTTCCACTAACTGATGATCAAGTTGACATGTTAATGACTAGAGATTTGGTTGACTATGAAAAATGTGTTGATCGATTGTGTTTAGATATTACTCAAGCTCAATTTGATGCACTAACAATTCTCTGTTTCAATATTGGATGTAAGCAATTTACTAATTCTAGTGTTGTCAAGATTTTAAAAGGTTTGGATTCTTCTTACGACACACTTAAAGATGCTTGGTTTGCATGGAACAGAGATGAAGGTAAAGTTAGCGAAGGATTGGTAAATAGAAGAAAGAGAGAATTTAGACTTTTCACAACTGAACTATACAACTTTTAAACATAATGAAAATTGACCTCAACTTGTACATTAGAAAACTTCCTGACTCTCCTGAATACTTCATTGACTATGACTCAAGTTGTGCTTACGTTGATTGTGTGATTGACAATGAAGAGTATTACAAGAATGATTGTGAGAATGTTTTGAATTCAGTTAAGATTGATTTAAGTAAGTTGAGAATTGAAGAAATTGAAAGTTTGTAAGTTGAGAAAGTCAAAACCAAAACCTTTCAAAGCTGTGAAGTTGTGACTTTAAAGGCACGCGCCAATTGAGCGGAGTTTAAAGGTTTTGGTTGTGAGGCAAACGCCGATTGAGTGAAACGGTTTTATCCTTAAATACACAAATTTTGTTAAGATTAATTTTTAAGGTTCTTTTATAAGATTTTATTTGTTAATTTATCGTGTGTCAAGAGCTTTAGTACATCTTCTCTGCCTTATCAGACACACTCTCTATTGCAATCAGATAGAGAATAATAAAATTAAATAATCTCCAAAAAGTCACCTTTTTCATCCCTTTTCAGCCTCAAATTTCCATCATTAATCAGCTTAGTCAACACACTTTCAAACGACACATTGTAAGAAACATACATAGTGAAATAGTTGTAAAGTTGTTCATAGCTGACTACACTTCTTGCCGCAATAAATTTCATTATCTCGTTTGCACACTTTTTTATTTCTGGCTGATTCACACCATCGAAAACTTTCATCATATCCCTCTCCAAGTCAGTCACCATTGTAATTGCTAAGTTTAGATGTTCATCACTGATGATTAGTTCATTATTTTCGCTAGCACTAATGACCATTGCAAGTTTGTGAATGTGTGACTGTTTCCGTGCAAAGTAACCACCATACAAGTTTTCAGTCATTTCAGTTTGTTTTGCTGTGTGATTTTCGTACCAAGTTGTTCCGAGTGTAATTGCATCATCACTAAGTTTGAATTCACCACACATCTGACTAATTAAGTGTAAATCATGTACTAGTTCAGCTTTGAGAAGTTTTAAACCTTTTTGCACATGTTGTGACGGGTACGCGAGTGACTGTTTCTTCTTGTCAGCGTACACAAATAGAATTCTTGATGCTAAACCACCATTGACAACATTGTCTGTAAAATTGGAATTAATCCAAGCGGGAGTTGTTCCAGCAATAAAGTTGCAAAATGGATTGTTAATAATGCTGACACCTGAATTCTTAGTTTCAGTTCGAATGTTTTCACCATCATAAAGTTTAATGAACCAATTGATTAATTGACGGTCACGCACATCTAACATTGTACCAAGTTCTGACACATTGAAGCTGATTGCCGACATCGAATCACTCAAATTTTTACTAACAAAAAACTTTTCTTCGCAACCAATAAATGCATCGATGATTGATCTTGAGGTGAATGAATCTGCGCCAATGTTGATTGAAGGAATTTCTTTCAGTAAGTTGTAACCGATTGAAGTTGTTGTTGACTTGCTAACAATTCCAGGATCAGCAACAAACACAATGTAAAATGAAGGATACCACTTGTAAAACACTTCATCAATGTACACTTTTCGTCTTAGACACGCTGCAATTGTTGAAACACCAGCCCAAAAGTGAAGATGAGTTGGTGTTTCCGTGTGTTGAGTGTAGTCTATGTATGATTTAAGCCAGTCTTTACATTTTCTATTCATTTTGCTCGTCATTTAGTATTTTTTCAACTTGTAATTTACTCAATTTCTTCACTTTTAGTTTGTCTTTATGTGGAATTGGTTTCGTTCTAGTGTCACGAGCAAGAATCATTCGAGCAAGCAACTCATCTAGTTCAAATTTGTCATCTTTCAAGTTGTTAAAGACTTCTTTGTGAAGTTGGAGCGCTTCAATCATTACAATCCATTCATTGACAGTGAACTGAAGTTTCGAGAATGTGATGATGTTCTGATTCTTGTGCTCGAATGATTTTGGGTTGTAATGATTGTTCCACTTCTTCTGGCACAGTGATGAGCAAAATTTCTTGTGTGGATAAGTTGTTTCAATCTCCTTTTCACAGTGTTTACAGTTAAGAATATAGTCTGTCATGATGAATCCTTAGTGTAAGTTACTTTGTGCTAAGTGTTGTCTTTGTAATTTTGTCACAATGTTTAGAAACTCTTCAGCACTCTCATTAATCATAATACTTTCATCGTTTGCGAAGACAAGAATTGCATGACCTTCTGCTGGATCGATGTATTGTAGTGCTTGTAAGTTAATGATAAGAGAGTTGTTATCAGGGAAAGTAAAAACTTCAATTAATGCAATCATTTGCAATGCCCCCAAGATTTTGTTGAAAGATGTATGTCACTAGGTATTATGACTCCTGGGTTGTATGGAAGTTCAATCTGCATTGCTTCTTTTATCTCATTTGCATAGAAATCTACTTTTTCATTGATAATTTGCCCGCCGAGTGAATCATGATTTTGTTGTAGCACCATTAGTTCAGTTGAATTAGGGAATTTTTCTGTCAACTTGACCCATGCATGATTAACTAGAATTGCAATCGAACTTTGTGGAATCCAAGCAATAATCTCGTTCAAAACTGTACCTTCAACACGCTTAAAAATATACAACTTGTAACCAAATACATTCGACACAACACCTCTCTTGAAAACTTGATCAATTACACTTTTTTGCCATTTTTTAATTTTAGGAAATTTCTCGAAGTACCACTTTTGAATGACTTCAACTTCATGCACAAGCAATCCAAGACTTTTTGATAATCCTTTAGCTGTTCCAAGGTAGTTTGATCCATGACATAATCCTTTGAAAATTACATACTGTGGATCATGTTTAGTCATGTTAGGGTTTTTGTGGTATTCTTTCATCACTTCGACATACACTTTCTTGCCTTCTCTCATCATTTGAAAAATTTCTTGTTCATCACTCTCAGCGGCAACAATTCTCAAGTCAGCACTGTCCAAATCTGCATCAAAATAAGTCATCCCCTCATCAGGAATAATTAGTTTGCGCATATTTGGTAGTGCAATTGTTGAACGAGTGCCATCAGTTAAGTTTTGGCCGTTTGTCCCTTCATTAAATGCATTACTAGTAGAAGAAAATCGATAAGTCACAGTGCCATTAACGTTAAGTTGTTGAACAAATCGATTGTCTGAGTTGAGTTTTACTCCAGTAATGTCACGGAGTTTTTGAATTGTTCGAATTTCACTGACTCTAACCACAATCGGGTAAAGAAATGGTTCATTTTGTGCAATCTTTGCTAAAGCTTCTCCACCACAACTTACAGAACCAGTCTTTCTGTCATATTGTTTCTTTTGCCTTAGTAACGTGTAGAACAAATGATTCATTTCATGTGGAGAGTTAATGTCAGGCAAGTAAGAGAGTGCAGTTGAGATAAATTTCTCACGTTCTTGTATCAAGTCAACTAATCCTGTGTCAAACTTTGCAGCTAACTCACTGTCAAATCGACTTCCTGTTTCACACACATACATTACTCGATCAAACAAATCATTCTGAAAATCAGCAACCTTTTTCATTCCTAATGTTTGGAGAATTTTTTGTTGTTCGACATCAACTTCGTATGTCACTACCGCATCTTTACAATTGTAAGTCCATCTTTCTTCTTTCACTGTGTCTTTCTTCTCATCTTTCCAATAAACATAATCTTTAACATAAAATGACGCTAAGAAGTCGAGTGATTTTCTACCCGCAGCAAAAATTGTGTGTTGATTTGTCATTGTGTCAGAGTGAAGTTTACTTTTCATGAACCAATAACGATTAATGTACTGTGCGTCATACATGTAATTCTGTCCAACTAAGAAAATGTTTCGATGGAGTAGAATTTGTCTTAGCTTGATCACTAGTTGTATTTCTTCTTCTTCCTTCCAGTAATGTTTGACTTCAGGGTAGATAGTGAATGGAATACAGATTGCATCAACTTCTGTCCATGCTAGTGCAATACATTCAAGATGGTAGGATTTTGTTTCAATGTCACAAGCAATTCGAATTTTGTCAGTTGCCACTTCTAACATTTTAAGAATCTCATCAAGCACATGGCAAGCTGCATCAAAAGTTGGTTTGATTACAAATTTCTTTGGCCGAATGATCCTTTCACGGAATTCACTTTCATTCTTTGCTCGTTTTAAATCATGAATACACACATGTCGCCATTCTGCCATTTTGTTAATTGTTGCTGGTGCATAAGTTGGAATGACTTTCGGTTTGTAGTCAAGGTTTAATGGTAGTGTGCACTCTAGCAAACTTGAACGGAATTGATGGATGCTCCAATTGTCAGTCAATGCCCAAAGTGCTGTGTTACCTAGAACAATGATTACATTCGGTTGGACTAATTCAATTTCTTGTTTCAGTCGTTCAATCGATTGCACTAATGATGGCAACACCCATTTTTTTCTGTACTCAACATGTTTTTCTGTGATTGATTTAATTCCCGGTGCAATGAGTGTTGATGTGTCATTTCCTGCGACTGCAAACTTTACTAAGTGTGTGCGATAAGTTGAATTGAGTGAGATTCCTGCGGCAAACAACATTTTAGGGAAATCAAATAACGTAAATCCAGAAAAAGGTACATTGTTTGCTAATTCTTCGAAGTTTGGGCAGTCACCTACTATCATTATTTTTGATGGAATTGCACCTACTGGATTGATTATTTTCATAGCAACTCACTTAAAGTTTAGATTCGATTATTTTGCATACTTCTTCTTTGTTTAGCGTTCATAATGAGTTGTCTTTTTGAGTGTCACTGAATATTCCTGATCCATGATAATAAATATTATTCATACAATTTTGTGCTTGTGCTTCTTTACGTTCTTCGTATGCTTCACGACTTAACTTCGCAGCAACTTGCAGAGCTTCAATAAGTTTTCTCTGATCTTCAATAATACTCATTTCATCCAATTTTCTAACCGATTCACTCCAGTCAATCTCATTTGCAAGCCTTAATCTTTCTATTTCAATCATCTTATCAAGGTAGTGTTTGCATTTTTCCAAGTCAGCAATCCCACCTTTTTCTCGAAACCTAACTAAGTAACTAATAATACTACCTTGCATGAAGCTTAACTTGTTAGCGTTGATGAAATCCCAAGGCTGTATTTTAAATTTTTTATAGTGTTTGCCACCAATTTGTGTGTCATTTGCTGTCATTTTCTCTCCTCAAGTTTATTAATTGTTCAATATAACCTTTAGCCATAATTAAATAAGAAAGTCTGTTTGTAGCAGCATACCGTGTTATAAGAATAATAATATTTTGCACATGTCTAATCACATCCCATGTACCTACAAATTTAAAAGTGACTACATCTTTATCTTTACTCATTTTTCTCTCCAACTTTAGTCCCATTTTGGTCAAGAAATGTTTTCCATGCTGCTTTGCTAACTTTATTATGCCTTTCTAGTTCTTGGTTGATCAATTCATCTAAATGCCTTCTTGCTGTGAATAAATCTTGAGTATTTTGTGTGTAATTGAATTGCACTAAAGCATTGACTGTGCGAAAAAGTTTTTTGTCACTAATCATTATCCTAACCTTTCAATTGATTTAAGTTGTTTGTCGATGTGATTTTGTTGATCTTTATTCCATACGATTGATGTTGTGCTAGCGTGAAATTTGTTTGCTTTTTCGATTAGACTGAACTCCCTTGAAGGGAACAAATCAAGAATCTTCATTTCACTTCGATAAAAGGTTTGAAACAAATGATGAATCGGGCAAATGTTCCAAGGTTGAAGTGAGTTTTCCTGACTTAATGGTTTGATTTGTGAATTCGCAAATACATTAACCATGTGATAATTCAAGTGAGGGTATTTTAAATTATTGCTAGTAATTGAAGTATTTGTTGGGTAGATTAGTGGGTAGGGTAAATTGTATAATTTTGTCTGTCTTGCATTCTGTATTTCCTGAAAAAACCAAGCAAAGTTATCCATTGGCATGTTTGTGAATACTAAAAAAGGTTGTTTTCTTTCAAATTTGTACTCGAATGCTGCGGCAATCAAATCTTCGTCGAACGATTCGTCATTAACTCTCCCATTTTCGGCACACATGTAAAAAAAACAGTCAAATGAATTAAATGTTGCATCTTCAAAATCTTCACTTTCAATTACATTGTGTTCAACTGTTCGTTCTTCCTCTTTCATCATTTCTAACTCCCTGTTAATTCGTTTTTGTTGTGCTTTACTTATTCTTGACATGATTTGATTGAGTCGACACTAGTTGTGAATTAATGTCGACTCCCTATTACAAGTTGAGATTAATCGATCTTTGCAAATTTGCTGGCACGTGCGAAAACTTGATCATCAACTACATCGTGTTTCACTTTTGCCATAATAATCTGACCAATTGCTGAAGAGTAAGGAACTCCAGGACGATTGCAATCACATGCTTCAAGGAATCGGCCAAGTGGAACATTCTTGTTTTTACCTTTTGCAATCGATTTGCCGTCTTCACCAATTTCAATTGGAACTCCACCACGAACAAAAATTGTTTCTTGCCCGAGTTCTTTTTTCACTTCTTCATCCATTGCCTCCAAAGTTAAATCAAGTGCAACTCCGCTAATTGTAGGATCATCTTTTTTAACCCATTGACGGAATTCCATTTTGGCTACTCTGAATTGATATGCACCTTCTGGGTGTGGTACTGATTCAACGTCAAATTGTGCTTCAACTTCTTGTTGCATGAAATCAATGTCAAATGTGCTCATGTTATTTCCTTATTTAGTTAATTAAAATTTGTCAGTGTCAAAATCCGTGCACTCACTCACTTGTTACAACTTCAAGACTACTTTGCTCTAAACCACCAATTTGCCAACTTACCGAATACGATCATGAAGACTGGAAGTGGCCAAATGCATGTGAGAAGAATTAATTCTGCTCTGAAAAAACCGATTCCGTTGATTTGCATTTCTCTCCACCACATGTAAGCTGAAACAATTGCACCAATGAAAAAGTAAACGAAAATTGTGATTAGAATTTGTTCAATTGTGTGAAAATCAGTCATTTTGATGCTCCTTTTTGATTTGAATGTAATAGTAAATTGTAATCACACCCATTATTGGCCAAAGAAAGACAAAAAGTACAATCCCTAATGTTTCGAAGTATTGAAAGTTTCGTTTTGCTAGTGTTTTGGCAACTAATCCGATCAACAATCCAATTACAAAGTAACCAAGTATCCAATATTCCATTATTAATCCACCCATAGTTCATAAGTTAGCCAAATTATTACAATTGCATTAAGAAGAAAAGAAATCACGCAAAGTGTTGACATGCAAACTCCTTAAATTTTGTTACGTTTGTTCCAAGTGTCGAAAATTCTCTTGAAATCTGGCTTACCTTTCGAAATTAGTTCAAGATTGCGTGTTTTTAAGTCTGCCTGACTACTAAGAGTGTTCCAGTACCAGTTAGTTCCATCACGTTCGCACAAAATAATGTCAGAAAACATCGGCGGCAATACTGAGTAGAGTGCTTTCCCAAGTGATGACATTAACAACTTAACACCCCCAAAAACTTCTTCAACTTCGCGATCAGGATGGCAAATTAACACAAAATGACATCTGCAATCTTCAGTTAACTTACTTATTACTGTTACAATTTGTTGCTGTGCTAATCCCCAGTCTGCTTGAGTTTTCATTGATTTGCCACCAATTACCATTGACATCGCAGCTTTACTTAACCCAGTTAATCCGTCAATTACTAAAACTTTACCAGTATCCCAACTGTCAACTGCACCATATTCTCTGCCTGTTCGATCATCAATAAAATTGTTTAGTGCTCTGTAAATCTTAATCCATTGATCATATTCTCGTCGATGTGTGTCAGAAACACTAGCAAGTGTCTTTTGATCCATTGTCAATAACTTGTTCGCCATTGACAACATTGCTTCAAAACTAGCTTTTTTGCCTGCAACACGATGCCAATGTAAATTTTCTGGTATTTCTTGATCTTTGTCACGGTAGTAACCAACTAATGACTCTAACCCATTTTCCAATGCAAGATAAAACACTTCATAACCTAAATCAACTAATGTCCCAATCGAATGTGTCTTTCCTGTACCACTTCCACCCATTAAACAAACATTAACACCTTCAAGAATTCCTTTTTCTGGCTCAACTTGCTCAACTTGTTCACTAGTAGTATTCATAATTAATCCTTTTCATCCACCACTTGTAAGATTACTTAACTGTTAAAGGTTGCTTGCTTTTTGCCATTGTTGAACGCTGACTTTCCGTTAAGTTATTTTCAGCAAAACCATCTAATTCTTTCTCGGTTTCAAATTGTTTTGTGATGCGATCAACACTACCATCAGAGAATGACAAGTCAAATTGTAATGTGAAAACAACTGGAACAATATTTCGAATAACTTCAAGATCGCCGTAACAACCTTTTCGAATAGTAATGATGTGATCCTGTGATAATTTGACTGCATCTTCACCTAAATCCTTGTCAACTATTATAAATTGTATGCTTCCCTTGGTTAACTCTTCAATTTCCTTAAATTACTCGGTTCCTAATTTTTCAAATTTTTGCATGACTAACTCCTATAATGTAAGTGTAATAAAAATCGAGAAAAATGCTGTTACTGCTAGAAGGAAATCTTGGATTATTACTCCAAGAAACATTAAACTAATACAAGTTAAAACTAGAATTACTTTCGTTATGTATTGCATTTTTCAACTCCAAAAATTGTCAGGTTACCCACTAGTAAGACTTTGATTAGCAAAATTAGTTCAACTTCAACACACCCGACAAATCAATGTCTTCACCTTGCCAAGACTTTTCCCATTCTTCTGGTGTTACTTGCACACGATCAATCGGATTCCACACTTTTCGAGTAAAACTTGCTTCCAGCCATTTCAGCTCTTC